GTAATTTTATTATTGACTAAATATCTTGGTATAAGCATACTAATATTTATCGGATTAATGTTAACAAAAGATATAGAACAAAATTTTCCATACATAAGCGTGGTCACCTACGGTGGCAACGAATATGTCGGCATTATTGCCAATCAAGATCAATATGTAACTACAATGTTTGTATATACAGAATTGAAAACTGAACAGGAAAAACAACGTTTGTTAGAGCTAGGAAGTGTATGGTGGTGGGAATCTAATAGAATGATTCCTATTAATATTTTCTTAAGAGAAGATATGAAAAATTTTAATTATTGTCTGTTAACAATGAACAGTAAAGATGTAAAAGTTACAATAGGACCAGTAACTAATATAAACAATTTAACTGTAAAAAGAGTAAAACGAAAGAGTGTTCAGTTGGTGCGTAAGCCTATTTAAGTTGTTCACAAAGTAAATTCATATGTACGACACACGCCATTGCGTAACTCATAGCGTGTGCCTTCTTAAAATAATATTCACCGTTTTCTGGTTTTATCCAAACTTCTTTCATTATCGTTTCCCATCTTTCGTTCGCTAGGTGTCGTTTCGCTGGTCTTATAATAGCTAAGGCCGCTGCTAACTGCGACACCGATTTGGGCTTCAATTGTCTCAATAGATTTTCGTGCCCGCTCAGATGAAAGACTTTTTCGACGAAGTCTTTGTGCTCCAAAAGTTCCCATAGTGGCTCCTTTCTCATTAGGCTTATTAAATGCGTCTCGTCTTTTACATCTTTGTAAATAGACACATTTAGAAAATCTAATTTAAAGTATCCTCTGTCTTCTGCTGTTTTATAATCTACTGTGCATAAGTTATCTACAGGATTGTGGGGACATTCTGTTACATAAACTCCGGTGTTATGTTTTTTTCCTGTATCTAATTTTGCTACTCTGTGATTTAGTTGTGATAATATTATATCTCTATCAGCAAAGTCTATATCTATGTCAGGCAAGTTTGCCTTCCTTTCTCATATCTGCACGTATTTTAGTTGCACTTATATTATGTATGTCTTCTCCAAGATCATGTTCTGTAAATGTATATCCAACTTCTCTACCATAGCTTATGTTTACAATATTAGGAACTTTTATTATAACATAATCATTATTATATGTAAAGTTTTCTTTACTCAATTCTTTTATAATATTATTCGCTACATCTGTAGAGCTAAATGGATTATCGTCTAATCCTTCTACATCTCTAATCATTATACATACTTGACCTGTTTCAATGACAGCTTTTTTAAAAAGTTGTGTATGTCCTTCGTGCCAAGGTTGCCATCTGCCTAACATTTGCACAGTTGGTTTTTTCCAATCAAACATTAATGTTCCCCAAAAAGTATAGGATGCTTGTGGGGACATAGACTAGATATGATTGCAAATAATCCGTCAACCTTCTGTTGTGGATCTATGCCCATTAGATCTATATATTTTTCCTGTACTTCATATGCAAGTTCTTCTAAATTTTGTCTACATTCTACTTGTTCATAAACACCTTCAAAGTATTGTAAAAAATGCACAAGTTCATGCACTAGCACAACTTCTTGAAATCTATCTTCTACCATATACATTGTCGGAGTGTCTCTTATATGAATATTATTTTTTTCGTCATCATAATATCCTGCTATTTCACATGTATCACGTGGTTCTAAGTAAGCACCCGCACAGATAATTTTTTCATTTTCAATTATAATTTTAGGTAAAGGATAGCCGTTATTTTGTAAGTCTGTAACTTCTGTAATAAAGTCTATCATATTAGGCATAATTGCAGTTAGATAATTTTCTCTATTTTGTTCTTTAGCAGTAGCTGGCAACATGATAAAAGCTACTAACAATAATATAAAAAATAGTGTAGGATAAATTAATCCTACTGTAAATCTTTTAAAGTTCATAATTTCTCCTGTATATTTTTTTTCATCCAACTTTGCACGACTTCTGATAACTGTGCATGTGTGTCATTAAACCATTGTGCAACATGATAATCCCATTCTAATGGTTTTTCAAACATTGCATTTGTATCTTCATATTTACTTTGTTCTATAGTATCCATCCACACTACAAAATCAGCTTGAAACTTTATTCTACTGAGAAACGTTGGAGCTACAAAATCTGCAACTGCAACTTTACCGGCACTTACTACTCCGTCGGCTATATGTCTCATACGTTCTGCCTGTCTTAACCGCCCTTCAGGAGTAAAGTCCCAATCATGATATCGTTCACGCACTTCATCTGCATTAATATGCACTCCACCAATTAATTCTGCAAAAGGTTTTGCTAGTGTTGTTTTACCACTTCCGGGCAGTCCAAAAATTAATACTTTCATTATATCATCCTTGTATAGTGCAAGTGTTTAAAATCTTTTTTGAAATCTTTACGCACTCTTTCTAATATAGTGCTATTAGTATAATATGAAGGTAACGCTATTCCTGTCTGTTTAGATACGTTTACTTTTGGAAATGGCTTAGGTGTATGTAAATATGCCTGTAATTTTTCTAACTCTGTTTCTAATTTAAATTTTTTATGCACATAAAACTTTCCATCATTCATTATATAATCTATTTGTAAACGCCAAGGTTGATTGTTTCTTAAAGGTGCTATGTATGGTCTGTCCATAACAAATTGCGACCAAGGATAGTCATTTTCTAACCAGCCCATTTTTATTGCATAATTATAAAAACTTACTATTCGAGAATATGGATTTCTTACAATACAAAATCGTTCTTCGTTTGGAAAATCTTTATAATACTTATATGCTGTTCTATGTTTTTTTGTATGTGCTCCATTATCTTTTGTTCTTGGACTATTGACCGGTAATTTATTTTCTCGCAAAAACTTTATCATACTACGGCCGGCTGTCTTTGGAATATGGATGAATCTCTTCATAGATTACTTTCCTTGGCTACTTGTTTTGCTAGTTCAACATCTTTAGATAATTTGCGGAACCGCATAGCCCAATGTTCAGGCATAATGACATGATAAATCATTTCTAGTTGTTCATCATTAAATTTACTTAACATATTTTTGCCACTTGAACAATTCAACAGCAACCAAGGTGATATTTTACCGTCTTTAATATCCCATACTGCTTTATTCAGACTTATATAATTAAAATAATGATTCCATGCCGCTGGTTCATTTTCACTTGCCCATTCCATCATAGTTTGTACACTACGTTCAAGTGCAGTGGTTACATCTTCTTTAAGTATAAATTCTAATACATACTTTTCATATAGCTCATCTCTGCACCAATGATCTAATTTTACTCCACTAGTCACAACATAGTCAATGTATCTTTCAGGATATAAAGGACGCACATTATTTATGAATGAACCAAACTTAACAAATGCATTATAGTATTGTGAGTTACAAAAATCTTCATATGTTTTTTCTTTCTTTGCACCTGCACTTAGTTTGTAAAATCTATTAAATGCATACATACCATAGCGTACACGCTTCTCATCTTTTTGTAGATGTCTACGTTTCTTTTCACACATATGCGCCGCAAGAGTTTTTTCTCTTACATACCCACTTCCGCAGTATTCACATACAAAAGGTTTATCAGATTTTTGCTTCAATGTTATAATCTTCTGCCAGTTTTTTGATTTCGGATTTTGAAGATATTCCAGCAAGTAATTCTACCTCATCTTGTTTCATATTAGGATATATTTGTTCTAATACTTTTATTAGTTTATTTGTATCCTGTGTCTTTTTCTTAAATCCAATCCAAGGATGATATTCTATATTACCAGTAGCACCACTCATACATAGTAGTTGCCATTGCAATTTTTGATGCTTGCTTGTTTCCATATAATTTTTGTTATAGTATTCATTTGTTTTGAATACAGCAAGTTCCTGTTTGTCTCTATCACCTTTTACAGAACTTACATATCTGTTCAACAACCAAAAGCTAACTTGCTTACGTTCGTCATCATTTATTTCGTCCCAAACATTTTTTGCACCCATATCTATAGCGGCTAGTATATCTTTTATAGGGAGTTTTTGTTGTGCCATTCTTCTAAGTCCTCAGGTGTGTTTATCTCTGTTCCTGTATATTGTACACTCTTTAAGCCTATTTGCCAACCATTTTTTAACCAACGTAACTGTTCTAGTTTTTCAATTTGTTCTTCTTGACTTTCTACTTTTGGATAGTTTTTTAATGCATGAGAAGAATATCCATATATGCCTAAATGCCATTCACCATAACCTGTCATACCTCGTCCAAACCATAATGCACGATTGCCTGCTTTTACCATTTTCACAGTGTTAGGGTCATCTTGTTTTTCCTTAGGCATTGATGTATATACTGTAGATACATCACAATCTTTCAAAGCATCTATTGTAGCAAGAATTATTTCAGGAGTAACATCTGCCATGTCGCCTTGCACATTTATATAATGTGTATAATCTTCATCCCATCCATACCCTGTTGCGTTTAGTTTTTCTTTTTGTTTCTTTTTTACATATCCTGCACATCGTTCAGTGCCATTTTGATAAGGCTCTTCATCAATATAACAGTCAGATCCTATTTCATTATGTATACGCTGATCATCTGTAAGAACCATAGTATGATACCCTGTACTTTTACAGATATCATATACTCTTTTTACTAAACAAACTCCATTTAATTTTGCTAACGGCTTACCATTAAATCTTGTGCTTGCCCAACGTGCTGGTATTAGTATAGATATATTCACAAAGGTCTCCTACTATGCATAACATCAATCGTATAATTTTTTATTAGTATATCTTCTGGAGCAAGCATTACTTGGTTAACAATTATTTTTGCTAGGTCTTCTGTGTTCATTTTTCTTGCAACCTTATGGGCAACTAAAGGAGTATCCATTCTTCCTAATTTAATTTGCACAACTTTACATTCACTATCTATAAGTTGTAATTGCATGCATGCTTTGTCTAGTGCCGCTTTATGTACAGCATAATGATTTACAAAGTCATAATTTCCGTCTGCACTTACACTTCCAATATTTAGGATCATACACTTTCTGTTTTTATTTTTTTCAAATAATTTATATAATAAATCAGTTTGTGCCCATCCAGAATATGCGTTATTGACAAACACGTTCCAATAATTATTTTGTACAAAATTTTCTAAATTCTTGGTGAGGTCAAATCCTGTGCTACGACTCAATCCTACTGTATGATAATCATAACTTTGACATAGCTCGTATATTGCCTTGCCTAAACCGCTGGTATGTCCTGTGACAAAGACATTCATGGCAGTCTCTTCATATCTTCATCAACCATCATATGAATTAATTGTTGGAAATCTACTTTTGGTTTCCATCCTAATTCTTCTTGTATTTTTGCACTATCTCCTCTAAGATAATCTAATTCAGCTGGCCGCACAAAATCTTTGTTAATTTTGATATAATCTTCCCAATCAGTTATTCCTGCATATGTAAATGCTGTTTTACAAACATCTCGAACACTGTAGCATTTTCCTGTAGCACAAACATAATCTTTAGGTTGTTCAGCTTGTAACATCATCCACATTGCTTCTACATAATCACCTGCAAATCCCCAGTCTCTTTTAGAATCTAAATTTCCTAAATGAATACGATTAGAATGTCCTTTAGCAATTTTGGCTACTCCATAAGTAATTTTTCTTGTGACAAATTCTATGCCTCTAATAGGAGATTCATGGTTAAAAAGTATTCCTGAACAAGCAAACATATCATAGCTTTCTCTCATATTACGTGTAATATGATATCCATAAAGTTTTGCCACTCCGTAAGGTGAACGTGGTTGCATGTTAGTTGTTTCTCTTTGCCACCCACCATCATGACTGTTTCCAAACATTTCGCTTGTTCCAGCTTGATAAAATTTACAAGTTTTTTTGATACGTCTAATCGCTTCCAAACAATTTAGAGGACCTATAGCATCCACAGCACTGGTCACATGTGCTAGACGCCAACTACCACCTACATAACTTTGAGCCGCTAGATTATAAAATTCATCCGGTTGCCATTTTTCAACAATATCAAACAGACTACCTACATCTGTAACATCGCCTGTTTCTAAAAATAATTCTCTATCTAATAAATTAAAATAATTAAGATTGCCCCAACTTGGATCGGTATATCTTTTAATCATTCCTACTACACGATAACCTTTGTTTAGTAAAAAGTCAGCAAGATAGCAAGCATCTTGTCCTGGGAATCCTGTTATTACTGCTATCTTCATTGTAATGTCTCCATTAGTTCTTTTACTTTTGTAAGTTGTTCTTCTAAATTTCTATTATCATTTCCTAAGAAGAATCCCTGATCGTGTATTTCGTTTGCACAATCATATTCACCAAAGGTTGTATAATTTAATCTATCAATTACAGGATTTCGCATAAAATTACCTGCTACAATAGGTCTGCATTCAATACCATATTCTTTAAATAAATTAATTACATCACTACGTTTATTTTGTAAATTGTTTTCAAGAACAAAACTAAATCCAAAATAACTATGTACACTATTTTGCGTAGGTAATTGCGTTCTAGCATAATCTACATTATCAAAAAAATGATGATAAATTTTACTATTAATGATGCGTTGATCCAACATCTCGTTAGCTTTACTTAATTGTACTTGTCCTACTGCTCCGCTCATTTCTAAAGGACGAACACAGTATCCTGGTAATACAAATCTAAAACTATCTTCAAACGGATCACCTGATTTTTTATACAAAGAACTATTATCGCCTATATCTCTTACCCAACCGTGAGCTCTTAAACTACGCATATAATCATAAAGGTCTTCATCATCTGTAACAATCATGCCGCCTTCCATTGTTTGTAAATGATGACTAAAGAAAAAACTAAAAGTACCTGCCGTACCCCAAGTAGCACAGTATTTGTTTTGATGACTTGCTCCAAAACTCTCACAATTATCTTCAATCAAAACTAGTCCTCTATTATTGCATATACGCTTTAGATCTGCAAGTTCGCAACTGTTGCCTAACAAGTTGACTGCAAATACTGCTTTTGTTTTTTCTGTAATTGCTTGTTCAACTAACTTGGGATCTATGTTAAGTGTATTTTTATCTATATCTACAAATTTTAAAACAAGTCCGTTTTGTTGTACAGGAAAAAATGTTGTACTCCAACTAACTGCCGGTACTATTACTTCGTCTCCTGCCTTTAAGTCATATTTAGGATTTTGTACTATACTTGTAAGTGCAATTAAATTTGCACTACTTCCGCTGTTTGTCATCACTGCATATTTTGCACCTATATGCTTTGCAAATTCATTTTCAAACTTTGCAACTTCTGGACCCATTGTGTATCTACCACTGTCCATAACTTTCTGTAGTGCTGAGACTTCTCTAGAGTCCCAAGTATCATGTGCTAAACTATACATCAAGTGGTTTCCTTTTCAATACACCATATAGACTTTACTGCATTGGCTGTAGGATATACTGCTCTACCAAATGCTTTCAATGCTTCTAAATTTGTATCTATATGTTCATAACATGCTTCTTCTGTAGTAAAGAATAATGGTTTACCATGAAGTGTTTCTACTTCTACTGAATCATTTAAAGGCATTTGTAAAGGATCTCCCCACCACAATACTATAGCTATAATAAAAACTTTCATAAAAACTCCATTCTT